CAGGAATATCTTGCAAGCAATCAAACAGATTTATTCGGTACCCCGACTTCGGATAAAGAGAAAATTAAGCCCGATAAATATCAAACATGGCTCTTGCTTTACTACTTCGATTATCACAAGCATGAGTTAAGGTCAGAGATATCATGGCCGATAAATCTGGATGAATACTTGCGGGTAGGTGAGTGGAGAGAACGGATTCTATTACCTACCATAGAACTGGATGACCCTAATAAAATCAACGAGCCGGATTTCACGGCAGATATAGAGATTGAGCTAGAAAAGAGAGAGCATGAATCAAGAAGCAATATGTAATCCAAACAGACTAAGAATAGCGAGACTGAGACGTTTACTTACGATCAAAGGACTGGCAGAAAAAGTAGGCATGAGCACCAGATTGCTTTCACATTATGAAAACAACAACGACGAAATAAGACCAGAAACACTAAGGAAAATAGCTAACGCTCTAGATTATCCGATTGGTTTTTTTGTCGGTGAAGACATCGAAGAACTCGACGAAAATTGGGTAAGCTTTCGATCACTAAGCAGGATGAAGGCTTACCAAAAAAATGCTGCGTTAAGCGCTGGTAGCATTGCAATTTTGCTTAATGGTTATATTGAAAAGCACTTTAAACTCAGAGATTCTGATTTACCGAATTATGAGGGCATTGAACCCGAAGCCGCTGCAACTGCGTTGAGGGAAAAGTGGGGAATGGGCACGCAATCCGTTTCCAACATGATTCATTGGCTTGAATTAAAAGGCATCCGTGTTTTTTCACTAGCAGAACGAAATAAGGAAGTGAACGCCTATTCATTCTGGAAAGGCGAGACTCCCTATATTTTCCTGAACACTTTCAAGTCGGCTGAAAGTAGTAGGTTTGATTGCGCCCATGAATTGGCACATTTAGTCCTGCATCTAAAACACGGCCCAAGAGGAAGAGAGGCCGAGATAGAGGCAGACAAGTTTGCATCAGCATTCCTGATGCCGAAAGGCAGTGTGCTGGCTCATGCTCCCAAATTTGCAAATATTCCAGATTTAATAAAATTAAAAAAAATGTGGAATGTTTCCCTTGCAGCTCTTGTTCGACGATTGAAGGATTTAGAGATTATTACAGAATGGCAATATCGATCACTGAATATTGATATGTCCAGTTCAGGTATGCACAAGAACGAACCAGATGAAATTGAAAGGGAAACTTCCCAGATATTGGCCAAGGTATTTCATACTTTAAGAGAGAGAGGAATAACTAAAAGAGAAGTTGCCAAAGAACTGTGTTTACCCGAAAAAGAAATTGATGACTTAGTATTTGGATTAGCATTTATTGGATTGACTATTGAGGGTTCTGGATATCGTTCTCATAACAGCGCGGTTAAACCTTTTTTACGATTAGTTGAATAAATATTGAAAAATAGTTGCTAACCACAAAAAAAGGGTATCTAATTCCCATAGTGGGATTCTTCCCAAAAGACGAAACCTAACGAAAAGCCAGTGTAAAAGCTGGCTTTTTTTATGGGTGATTCAAATCAATTTAAGGAACCAAATCATGCAGCATATTCAGAAACTTCTTATGCTTGTTATGGTGGCCATAGTGTTTAGTGCCAGTGCATTTGCACTAACAGCCACCGACAAAGCAGTAGAATCTATCTGCCAGATAGACACTCTACAAGAGGATACGGGCGACTTCCTTACCCTTGATGTACTTCCAGACTTCACACTAACGGCCACTATCGAAACGATACCGGACCCTGGCATTTACACTGATTCTAAAGGTACGCGTTTAGTACGTACCAATGGTGTTGAATCTCACTGGCAGCGCCTTTGGGGACCGCCAGGCAATTGGTAAAGCTTAACTAAAATCGAATCTCTCCCTTGATTTAACGGCTTTCTTTGTTACGGCATGGAAGGCCGTTTCTTTTTGACCAATCATCTTATGTTAGTATCATCCAAAGATTAACTAACATGAGAATGGCATCATGGCCGATAGGGAACAATTTGAAAGACTACAGGATTCGATGGCAGAGAATAACAATTGTAAGGCCTGGAAAGAATGGAGGTCAGATAACGCAGGGATAACGATAGATCTCACCGGGGTGAATCTCAGCGGGGCGAATCTCATCAGGGCGAATCTCAGCGGGGCGAATCTCGGCTGGACGAATCTCGTCAGGGCAAATCTTAGCGGGGCGAATCTCATCAGGGCGGATCTCAGCGAAGCGGATCTAAGCGGGGCGAAACTTAGCAGGTCAATTATTGGGAGAACAAATTTTATCCGTATAGACTTAACTAAAGCGGTAGGCTTGGAAGAATGTAGGTTTACTGGGATTTCCAGCATTGATCATGAAACCTTAAGGCTTTCTAGGAACCTCCCCTTAAAGTTTCTCAGGGGATGTGGATTACAGGATTGGGAGATAGAAGACTACAAGCTTTATAACCCTGATTTAAATCCGGCACAAATTGCTGAGATACAGCAATCAATTTTCAACAAAAGAGCAGGAGCAATACTCCAGTTTTACTCAGTTTTTATCAGTTACCAACACACAGACAAGGAATTTGCCCGAAAATTACATGACGTACTACAAGAAAAGGGAATAAGGGTCTGGTTAGATGAAAAACAAATGCTACCAGGGGATGACAAATACGAACGTATAGACCACGGTATCAAGAATTGGGATAAGGTCTTATTATGTTGCTCTAAAAGCTCTCTCACCAAGAGCTGGTGGGTAGATCATGAGATGGACAAAGCATTTCAGAAAGAACAGGAATTGATGAAAGAACACGAAAAGAAAATTCTCGCTCTCATACCGGTTGATACTGATGGTTTTCTGTTCAGTGATGATTACCAAGATCCAAAGAAATCGGAATTACAACGCCGTATCGCAGCCGACTTTAAGGGCTGGAAGAAGGGAGAACCTTTAGACAGCAATGAGGTAGATCGAATAATTAATGCATTACAGTTGGACGGAGCTAGAGAGCCAGCACCAATACCTTTGCTATAACACTCTTCTGAAGTAATCACTTAAACTATATTCAATCTATCTAAACGGCTTTCTGTGTGTGGGCATGGAAGGCCGTTCTTTTTTCTAGCCTATGTTAAACGCTAAAGATCTACGAATACTCATTATCAGGCCTGTATTGAAAGACCTTGGTATGTGGTCGGAAGCGGCAGAGAATCTTGTATTAGGCACAGCCGCGCAGGAATCCCATTTAGGGCGCTGGCTAATACAGACAAACCGGGGAGCAAGAACAGCAAGAAGAGCAAAGGGCATTTTTCAGATAGAAAACCGCACACATAATTCTATCTGGAATCACTACCTGGCCTATAGACCTGAGCTGGCTTCTAAAGTTCGCGGTTACGCATCTCAACACAATTTCGATAAAAGCCCGCAAGCAAGACACCGGGAACTAATTTTCAACCTTTACTACAGCGCGGCAATTTGCCGGCTCAAGTATTGGCCAAAACCTTACCCTCTACCCAATGCTGACGATATTTACGGACTCGGCATGTATTGGGATAAGCATTACAACTGCAATCCAGAACACGGCACGCCAGAGAATTTTTTAACGAACTACAACCAATTCGTAAGGACATAAAGTACACCAACATGAAAACTATCGCTCTCAATGTCCATGGCTTTAACGTATGGGACAAAGGGCGTGGCACCATAAATAGGCTTCAGCCTTTTTTTACATCAAAGGGCGTCAATACAATAACGTTCAGAACCGGCGTAATGGGAGTCATCAAGGTTTACAACGATAACCTCAAGCACGCCGAACGATTAGCAAAAGCAGCATTTAACGCAAAGCTTCTAGATCAGCAAGTATTAGCATGTGGTCACTCAAACGGATGCTCGATTATTCATCTGGCCACCACGAAATTTAACGCACCTATCGAGAAAATAGCCTATATAAACCCGGCACTGGATTCAGACGCAGCACCAGGGCCACAGGTAAAAGCTTTCCATGTTTATTACTCACCGAGCGACTTACCGGTAAGAGCAGCAAAATACTTGCCCTTTTTGATTTGGGGTGACATGGGAGCAAGGGGTTACAAGGGGGCAGATCCGCGTTGCTGGAACATCAATAAAGAAGATTCAGTAGTTAGCAGTAGATCACATAGTGACTTTGCCCAGGCCGAAATTCTGGCTTATTGGGGGCCAGTCATCGTAAAGAATTTACTAGACGGATAAAAACATGACTGGATTTTCAGAAGTAAGCCTGAAGGTTTTTAAATTTCACCCGTATGTTTTTATATTCGTGGTGGTAATAGCTGCATTATCGCTCGTTCATTCTTACGATACATTCGCCCAGAAATCAGACCTTGCGGCAGCAATCAAAACAACCAGCGCTAAATTTGAAGACATTGGCAAACGGCTAACAAGCCTTGAAGTCAAAGTCGATGTTAGTTTTTTGGAAATCCGATTAAACGATACGGACGCGGAAATATTCGCGCTGGAAAGAATCGTAGCCAGCAACGAAGCAAATCAACGAGATCTGAATCGATTATCAAAACTCAGATCCGATAGCTTCAACATGAGGCGGGCGCTAACCAATCTCGAACAGGCTACAGGTGAGGATTAACGTGGAACCCATGGAGATAATGAAAGAACTCAAAGACTACCCGTTAATGATATGCGGGATTGTGCTTATTTTCTCAGCCCTTGGAAGCCCGGTATGGGGCATAAACATTATTGATTCAATGCGTATCGATGCTGAAGTAATTGGTTGCATACTTATTGGAGTTAGTTTAATTCGGCACTGGAAAAAAAAATGAAAATAATACTACCGCTTATATTTCTATGTATCGCTGGATGCACAACAGCCACCACAAAAGCGATTGAAGACAGAGACAGTAATTCCCTGGTTTGTTTCAACATCGACGCGGCGACATTTCTTTCACTGGTTACAGCAAGCACCAGTATTAGAGGCGTTCATTTACCGGACGGTATTACCTATACCCACAAAGAACTAATCGAAATACTTAACGCCTGTTTTCAGGATGACAACCCGTTAGTTCGTGAAATGCTTTTACTTTTGCAGACTCGAGAACAAGTCAAATTACATTCGATAAATTCAGGAATCTTTAAGGTCTAGATATGCCACTTAATGTTAAAAATTCTTTCAACGATCACTTAAAGACGAAAGAATTCAGAATTCGTTTGTTTGAAATAAATCAATTAACACAAGCAGCCAAAGACAATTTAGGCGGTGACTATTATCACGTTCTTACCCTCGTCAGGGAGTACAAATATTCCAATCAAAGAATACAGGTTATTTTAGATAGCGGTATTTCCGAGGACGCACTTACCGAGGAATTTTTTGATGTATTTGGTGGATCGAGTCAAGCGTCCGTTAAGGCCGCATATGCTTCTGTAAAAGCCGATATGGTTTCTATAGGTCAATGGATTATTTCAAACCTGGATGTGTTTGTTGTCAGTCTTAAAAATTCAGGTGATGTCAAATATGTAGGGGTTAGCGCATCTAAAAGGGCAGAAATAGAACCATTATTGGATGCGTTACTAAATAGGTTTGAGTAATGGCCGTAGTATTCAAGTCAGTTGGAGCCGTTGACACTGTATCGGCGTCACCAGTTGAACCTGGCGCACCAAGTGGTGTAGTCAGCGGCGATTTGTTATTAATGGTAATTAATTGCCAGTTTGACACTGTAGTTGTGACTACCCCTACAGGCTGGACATTGCATGGCTCTCGAAGTTATCACAGTGCTAATGGTGAAATTTACATATTCTGGCGGAAAGCAGATGGCGGGGGGAATGATACTCCATCAGTTACACTAGCCACGGTTTTCGAAGTCTCGGCAGTAATTCTTAGGATAGATGGCCAGGATGATACTACACCGATTGATGTGAGTGACTCAGTATATGATGGGTCCGCGCCGATTACTCATCCTGATGTAACAGCCACATCAGATGATAGTTTGGCTATTGTGGCGGGCGGAACCTTTCTTGATGAAACGGGTACTTATACATTTACTAATTCTTTTACAGAAAGGGTGGGCACTACAACAAATAATGCTATGTGGGTAGGAACAAAGGCAGTAGATAGCGGTGCAGTAGGAACAACCGACGTAACAAATACATCGAGTCTTATAAGGTCCGGGGCATGGACAATCGTTATCGCTCCCGCGGCCGGCGGCTTAACTCTAACTGTACAAAATCTTTCGCAATCTCAATCAATCGACAATTCAACATTACTTCAAGCGAATAATTTAACGCCTAATGACCTCGGGCAATCTCAGGTATTAGATAACGGCGTATTGTCTCAGGCGCAATTGTTAATTGTTGCGGAAATGTCCCAGGGGCAAATATTGGATAACGCGGGCATAACGCAAGCGAACAATATAGCGCCTAATGACCTCGGGCAATCGCAAACATTAGATAGCCCGGGCCTAACTCAAAAGGGCAATTTGGTAGTTCAGGAATTAGGGCAATCACAAACACTCGAAACGCCGGCATTAACCCAAAAGGGCAATTTGGTAGTTCAGGACCTCGGGCAATCACAAGCAATTGATAACGTCATTCTCAGCTTGGCTAGCTCTATAGTTGTTCAAGATTTGGCCCAGGCACAAACACTGGACAATGTAGGATTATCGACGGCGGGCTCGATCATAGTACAGGCGCTAACTCAGGCCCAAACACTCGAAACCCCGTCGCTAACTCAAGCGGGAAATTTAGTTATTCAGGGCCTAACCCATGCTCAAATAATCGACGCGGTTAACCTCGCACAAGCGAACAATCTAACGGTTAATTCTCTAACTCAGGCCCAACTAATAGAGGCGACTAGTTTAACGCAGCATTACGCGCTAGCTATCCAGGGCATAGTACAAAGCCAGAATATAGACAATGTATCAATAACCAGTATGGCCGCCCTAACGGTCGCCGGGCTTAGTCAAAGTCAGATCATTGATACATTGGCACTAACACAAGCGAACGTGTTAACGGTCCAGGACCTTACCCAACAGCAACTAATAGACATATTAAGCCTTGATACTGGAATAGCAGTACTTAGGAATTTAGTGGGCGAGGTTTTTATAGCCAGTGTGTTCGATAACGAAATAGTTTTAACCCCCATCTTTAAATCAGATATAACTCTACATTAGAGGAAATTACCAATGTCTAAAAACATCCCCGACGCAATAATCGACTTAATGCTAGAGCAAGCCGAGGGCGACCGAATACACGTATGTTCGGCCGAGCCAACAACCAAGGCCGAGGCAGATACAACCTACCAGCTAGCAAGCGGCGTTATTAGCGGGGGTAGTTTCGTCCAGGCTAACGGCGATGTGAGCGGCCGCAAAGCTACGCTAACCTCGCCGAGTGACTTAGACATAGACAGCACCGGCACGGCTACCCATATCGCGGTAACAAATGAGGCGGGTAGTGTGTTGAAGTCTGTTACTACATGCACAAGCCAGGGACTAACCCAGGGCGGGACAGTAACGCCGGCGCCATACGACCACGAAATAGCAGACCCAAGCTAACTAACAACCCATTAGTAAACTACAGGACTAAGCAAATGTCAGACGATCTAAAAAAGATTGAATGGACCGAACCCGGCGGCGTTAAGCTCGGCAAGACTACCAAGTTACAAGGAACAACCGATTTCGTAACCCCCGACGAATACGAAATGTATGTTAATAAACTGGCATGGGCGAAAGATGCGGAAACCGGCGAACAGGGGACACGTACCCCCGGCGCCGTTATGCTGGATGTTGACAATATAGAGCAAGTACTAGCAACCGAATGACCGCTAGCATTTCTCTAAATCCCGGCTCGACTGCGTTTATTAACGTTTGGCTACGCGAGCGATCCATAGACCCTGATACCCGCAAAGAAGTGTTAACGCCCGTTAATTCGGCGTCGGTAAAAGTCACTATTAAAGATTCAAATGGTGACAATATCGCCGGCGTGGTATGGCCTGTAACTGTCCCGTTTGATGCTAACGGCAACTATTCGGGCACGATAAGCAAAGACGCGGAACTAGTGGCCGGCGAACAAGTTAAGATATATATCAATGCTACCGAGGGAAGTAGAGTACTAGAGCTTGAACAGTTTGTTATTCCCGTTATTCCCAATCTAAATTAACCCTAATAAAACCGTCGATATCGCTTGTTCTAAGTGATTGATTTCTATGGCTCAAAAATTAGCTTCCAGCGGGCTCCTTGGGATCCGCTCGCGCCCAACGGCGAACGGGTCCTTCCTAGCCTTTCCCCATACGGGTAACAGGTAGCGCGGTTCTTGCATTGTGCAAGGATTTTTAAATTCTGGTTTATTGTTTTTATTTGCGGGCGGTATAAATGAGCAAGGCCGGCGCGGGAAATATTAACGAAGCTTCGATAACTCTAGGGTATTCCGTTCCAACGATTACTAAATATATAGCCGAAGGGATGCCGGTTAAATCGAAAGGCGGGCGCGGTCGAGATTACATTCTAGTATTCGCCGACTGTTTTAAATGGATTTACGAAAAGGGAATTAACAACGCAGTCGGCGACACTACCCAAGCCGATACTAAGGAATTGAAAAAGCGAAAGCTAGCCGCCGAAACCGGGCTAGCTGAAATTGAATATAGCCAAAAGAGAAAGGAAGTCGTAGCGGTTACGGAAGTCGCCAGGCTTCTAATGTTGGAAGCCTTAGCCGTTAAGGCAAAGCTCCGAGCCATCCCGGCGCGGATTGACCACGTATTAGTAGCACTAACAAACCAGACAAAGCTAAGAGAAATATTACTCGACGCAATCGACGAGGCATTAGAAGAACTTGCAACCGGCGCACACTTCGACGAACCAGCCACTACTAAGACTCCTAAGAAGCGACGCAAGAAACAGGTGGAGCCCGCCGCCAAAACTAAAACCAAGCGAGTGGGCCGAGCTAAAAGTAAGAATACCCGAGGGAAACGCAAGACCGGGAAAGCTTAAATTTTATAACGCGCCGCATCAAGTCGAACCTTTGGACATGACAGTTAATCCAGAGTGTAGGCGCATTACTTTAATGTGGTCGGCGCAAACGGGTAAGACAACAATACCTAATTGCGCCCTTGGATATTTCATAGACCAGCGCCCGCAATCTCAAATGATGATGCAGCCGAGCGGCGGCGATTTAAAGACCTGGCTGGAAACAAAGTTTAACCCTATGGTTGTAGCTTGCCCGGACCTCGAGCAAAAAATAGCTGTGCCCCGCGCAAGGGAAGGCGTTAATAACCAGCAAATGAAAAGCTACCCCGGCGGGTTTCTAATGTTCGCCTGGTCGGGGTCCCCTAAAACGATGCGCGGTAGATCGGCGCCGAAAATCTATTGTGACGAAATAGACGGGTACGAGCGAACCGAAGAGGGCGACCCGGTAGCGCTATTATGGAAACGGGCGGCGACCTTTGGCGACCAACGATTACTAATTGAAACCTCGACGCCAACTATTAAAGGTTCGTCGGCAATCGAGAAAAGTTTCGAAGCTGGCGACAAGCGCCGGCGCTTTGTTCCTTGCGTACATTGCGGCGAGTACCAAACTTTAAAATGGTCTAACGTCAAATGGGATAAGGACAAGGAAGGGGAACACCTACCCGAAACCGCTCACTATGTTTGCGAGAACGGATGCTTTATTACCGACGGCGAACGATTGCAGATGTTACAGCGTGGGGAATGGAGAGCAGAAAAACCCTTTCGAGGACATGCCAGTTATCATCTTAACGAGATGTATAGCACCTTTGTTCCCCTAAGAGATATCGTTACCAGTTTTATTGAGAAGAAACGCGACGGGGATTTACAAACTTTTATTAATGTATCCCTCGCGGAAACGTGGGAGGACGGCGGGCAAAACCTTAAGCACGATTTCTTGTTTAATCGCCGTCGAGAATTCCCCGCAGAAGTACCCCAGGAATATTGCGTGCTTACCGCCTCGGTGGATGTGCAAGACGATAGAACCGAGATAGCGGTAGAGGCATGGGGCGAGGGCGAGTGTAACGCCAAGATAGATTTAATAATTCTATACGGCGACCTTTCACAGAAAGACTATTGGAATACCGATTTAGCCGCGGTACTCAACAAAACCTATAAACATGAAAGCGGCGTCAAGCTTTCTATTTCCTGCGTAACGATAGACAGCGGCGGGCACTTTACCAGCAAGGTTTATAAGTTTGTAAAGCCTCGAGAGCGTTCCCGCGTGTTTGCAATCAAGGGGCGCAGCGGTAGCGGTTATCCGATTATCAGCCGGCCGAGTAAAAAGAATAAAGGCAAGGTTACTTTATTTTCGCTAGGCACCGACACCGCGAAGGAATTAATTTATAAGCGCTATCAGATCGGTAAGCCGGGTCCCGGTTATATTGATTTCCCATTGCGCCAATGTTTCGACGAAGAATATTTTCAGCAACTTGTAAGCGAGCATGTAGTAACACTATATAGAAAAGGATTTCCAACCAGGGAATGGAGAAAGCGCCGGGCACGAAACGAGGCGCTAGACCTTTCTGTTTACAATCTTGCGGCCCTGTACATTCTTAATCCGAATTTCAAATCGATAGCTAAAAAGCTAATCGACAACGCGACGCCAGAACCCGAGCCCGAGATATCTACCGAGCAAGAAACGGCGACCAAAAGACACCAGAAAAAAGTTAGAAAACCCCTACAAAGAAAACGAGGTTATGTTAATTCGTGGAAGTAATACCTTTTCCTAAAACACTCCATATCGGCGACTCAATTTCAGTAACAGCAATTCTATCCAGCTACCCCGCGTCTAGTGGATGGAGCGTTAAGCTAGTTGTTACTGATGGCACAAACCGGTATCAAATCAACAGCGTGGCCGACGGTGATAACCATACACTCGCCGCGAATTCGGCGACTACTGGCGCATGGGTCGCGGGTAGTTACAAATGGGTAGCGCTTGCTATTGACCCCGACGAGCGTTTCAAGGTTTCCAGCGGCGACATTGAAGTTAAACCCGACATTCTAACAACCGCAATTGATTACCGAACGCACGCCGAGAAAGTACTAACCGCGCTCGAGGCGGTAATCGAGGGCAAAGCTACCAGCGACGATTACGCGACAAGCATTCGCGGTAAATCCTTAACCCGATATTCCCCCGAAGAATTAACCAGATGGCGAAATATTTATCGATCCGAAGTTAGAGAAGAAAGGATAGCGAGACAACGAAGGCAAGGAAAGCAGGGGATTAACTTAATCAGGGTGCGGTTTTAAATGAGTATAGTTTCCAGTTTCGCTAGTCGTTTCGGCTATCAAAAAAAACGCGCACAAAAATCAGATAAGCGCGGCTTTAGTGCGGCGCAAGTTAATCGATTAACAAGTTCCTGGACAGTTACACCAAAGCCAATTGATGCGGATATTAGAAAGGGATTAAGAATAGCAAGGGCGAGGGCTCGGGACGCGGCACAAAATAACGACTATGCAAAACATTATCTAAGACTGGTTAGAAGTAACGTTGTAGGACCCCAGGGGATCATTACAATCCCGCAAAACAAGAGCCCTAACGGTGAACTCGATACACTGGCAAACGACGCAATAAAGGACGCCTTTAATCTATGGGGCGCTTTCGGGTCCCCGGAAGTCACCGGTAAGTTTTCATGGGCGGGAATCCAGGGTTTATTTGTAGAAACCGTCGCAAGGGATGGCGAGTGCTTTTTACGAATTCATAGAAACTGGAATCAAAATAAATTTAGTTTCGCCCTGGAGTTTATCGACGCCGAAGCAGTCGACCCGATGCTAAACAAAGACCTCGGTAACGGGCGCTCTATCAATATGGGTATAGAGCTAGACGAGTTTCGCCGACCCGTGTTTTATTACGTACAAACTACGGCGGCGACTTCGGATTTATACGGCTACTACGGAAAGAAATATAAGCGAATTCCAGCTAGCGATATCATCCACGGATTTCTACCCGAGGCGGTTTTACAAACACGCGGTTTCCCCTGGCTAGCCATTTCCTTAATGCGCTCCAATATGTTGCAAGGTTACGAGGAAGCCGAGTTAGTAGCAGCAAGAGCGGCAAGCGCGAAAATGGGATTTCTTATTGAGGACCCCGAATCAGTAGGAGATAAAGAATACGAAGGGGACGAGGACACCGACGGCGCAATTCTTACCGATGCCGAACCGGGAACGATTGAACGATTACCAGCGGGTTTAAAGTTTGAATCGTGGGACCCCTCACATCCTTCAACCGCATTCGAGGGGTTTGTAAAAGCAAACTTGCGCGGGATGGCCGCCGGGTTAGGCGTTTCTTATTTCACATTAGCCAATGACCTTGAAGGCGTTAATTATAACAGCGGTCGGCTCGGGTCCCTCGAAGATAGGGAGCTATGGAAAGCGTTACAAACCTGGCTAACTGATTTTCTGATAAGGCGCGTTAGTAAGGAATGGCTACCCCTTGCACTACTAACCGGTCAAATTTCTATCGGTCCTACCCCCTTAAAAAGTTCCAACTTAAAACGCTATACGCGCCTCGAATTTCAGGGCCGGCGGTGGGCATGGGTCGACCCGAAAAAAGACATGGAGGGCCACGGGCTAGCACTGGATAGAAAACTAATTTCTCCCCAAGTGGTAATTAGAGAACAAGGCCGGGACGTCGACCAGGT